GAGTCCACTGAGCAAGTAGATTATTATCAGAGTAGGTGCCGGTATTAAACCAGACTGAGATGCTGGAATAGTCAGGCCAGTAAACGTCTGCTGCTCTTTTGTCTACAGAGCCGGAATAACCCTTCTGCATTCTTGAGCCGCTTGCCTGCAACCCACCATAAGTGTAGTTCTCAATGCTCTTCATCTCATTGTAATCTTGCCCGCTCCAGTAATTAACCGCGCTGTACTCAATCCACGCCCCGCCCCTAAAATACTGCTGCCAGTTCACGGCTCTAAAGGCGATAGAAGATGTACCGGAAGATGTGAGCGCATAGCCCAAAGGAACTGGTGAGAACTCCAGCAGAGCAGTTGCGCCGGTGCCAGACGATGTAGAGCTTAGTGGCACAGAGGCGAGGTAGCGACGAGTGGTGGTATCGTATGTCGCCGGGGCGAGCGCAACTGTTGCAGGCGACGAAAACTTTGCCTGATACACCGTTCCCTCAGTGGGTACAAACGCAGCGCTAGAAAGCGTGATCGTATTTGTGGCTGTGTTGATGGCAGATACAGTCACCGTCGAGTTGGAGAACGGAGCCTGCGCTGGAAAGACAGTGACGATGTTGCCTACTGCAATACCTACTACGCTACTGACGATCATCGCAGACGAGGCGCTGCTCACCACTTTTGTCGTGGCAACCTGCGGCTGTGTGCGGTACATGATGCTGTTGTCAGAGATGCTGTTGGTGGAACCGTAGGTCTGTGTACCCGTTGCGGCTGTTCCAGACAGAGCGCCTACCGTAGTGGAAGAGAACCCGTCTATTGTTTTCGCACTGCCTGAGACAGTGCCTTTGCCGCGAAACCCTATGCCCAAACCGCCCTGTGATACTGAGATGGTCGGTGCAGTAGTGTAGTTTGCCCCTCCATCGATCACATCCACGCCTACTACAGAACCGGATTGCACAATTGCCTTTAGCACCGCAGGACGGGTGGAGGTGCCGCCGACTAGAGTCAACGCTGGAGGAGTGGAGTAAGACCCACCACCGGAACGCACATCCACTCCCTCGATGTACAGACCTTGCCCAGATGGTATGACAGAAGGTTTGACTAGTGGAGGGGCGAGGCCCATCTCTTCGGCTACTGCGCCCAGTTCGGATACTGTACCGTAGAGTGCGGGGCGGTAGATCTTTGGACTGTACCCATGACCGAAGAACAGGAACACGCGACCTCTGCGGTCTTCTGCAACCGAGAAGTTGTAAATGCTCGAAATGCCATTAGGTGAAATCGGGATGGTGGCGATTACACGCGACTGATTGCCGTAGATTCTCCGCACCATCCACACGAATTCTGTAGAAGCCTCATTTGCTATGATCTGATCCCGTGTCCTTTCGCGCTCCACTAAAACCTTTTGGAGCCAAAGGAAATCCAGCGGGCCGGTCAGCGATGTAGCGCGACGGTAGATGCCGTAGATCGGTTCGTCATCGTACTTGCCAATGACCTTCCTCAGTCCCTTGCGGGCAATGAGCATTCCCGGCCTGCGACTCTGAAGGTTGTTCAGCCTGCTGAGTTCGCCGGGGCGAAGCGCATATAAGCTTGTGTCCTCGTTGAACCCAAACCATTGCTTGATCTGCATTATTCTACATCCGTAAGCAGAATGGAGTGCCAGCCCATGGCGCGCGGCGAGGTATATGACCCGCCGGTTTGCCTGCCGGAACGAGGGGTGACCACATCGTTTTCCATCGCGATCCGAAGATCTCTGCCAAACATAGTCATGGCAGTATCAGAAGACTTGCCAGCGATTCGTGCATACCACATTTCGCATGCTGAAATGATTGCGGTGTACATCTGCGGAGATGCGTCGAGTATGTCAGTGATCGCATACTTGGTGAGGACAGGAAGCACAGCGGTGTCTGCTACATATGCAGGTTCGGTAGATGCGGTCTGTCCGACAACGCCACCGTCATACTGATCTGGGTCTGCGGGGCCGTATGGGCCGGGACGGTTGTAGACAGTCGAACTGCTGACCAATAGCTCTGTCGCGCTGTTGTACTTCTCGATTCGGCGCTCCATGATGAACGGGGAGCTTGAGCCGACTGGATCTGCCTCCATGCCGACTGCGCCGAAACGTATGTAAGCACCCGCACAGTCTTGGGGGAATGCCGTCTTTACCCCGGTGACCATTGGCGTATTGCTGGCACCGAGAAGCGTGACCGACACTGTTCCCTGTCTGCATAGACGCTCGTAGCCCATGTACTTGATCGGCTGCGGTACGATGCGGTAGGTGTAATGCACTACCGTTGTTGCGGTGGATACTCCAACAAAGCGTACCTGATACCTGTCTGGGTACAGATCAGACCGCATGACCGTGTAGTAGTAAGGCTCACCTGCACCGCGAGTGGTAACGTCGATCCGCTGCCATTCCTGCGGGGTGATGTAGCAGTGCAGCGTACCCACCGTGTTGGTGACAAGGGAGTCTATGTCTTTGAGGTCTACAGGGAGATCGTAGAACGTCTGAGGAGTGAACGTGACTCCAGAGGCCGACTGGAGGGCAGCAACGTCCAGCGTCACTACATTGCCAGCGACAGACACAATGCGGGCTGGGACAGGGAAATAAGCCGCACCGATATCGACGCCGCGACCCGGTACGAAACCATCGGCACTCACTACAGTTACGGTCTTTAGGCCAGTGGTAACTGTGCCAGTGGTGGTGATCTGGGCGGTTGTGAACGATCCGGTGCGAGTGTGCCACAGCCATTGACGGCACTGCATCACCTCGCGCACGCCTTGCATAACAGCTTGCCTGATTGCATGGTGTTCACCATCCTGCGCGCCGCCACCAGTGGAGGCGATTAGATAGGCGACAACGTCTTGCGCGGCATTCATTGGCCTTTTCGCTTTCGCCCGTATTTACTTACAACCATCTCGCGTAGCTCACCCTTTTTCATGGTCGGGTTAAGTGGTTTTTCAGCCTTCATCATTTCGCGAGTCAGTCGCTCACTAAGGCGGATGTGCGGGGGAGGTGGTTGCGGTATACCTGCGTGTTCGACTGCCCCGGTAACTGTCAGATTACGCCTGCGGGCTACCTCTTTGACCTCTGCTGCGCTGCTAACCCACGCTTCTGGATCTGTAAACCCTCGTTTATCAGCTAGTCCAGCAAAGTAATACTTTCCATTGGGGTTAATGCCAGCCTCCTTTGCCATTGAGATCATCCCAAGGGCATGGTCTTTGGGCATGTCATCGAATTGCTGACCATTGTTCCTATTGAACATCAGGGATCTATCTGTCCCTTTGACGCCGGGAGGGGTTTGGAGGGCGAACATTTCCGCTGCGCGGCTGCACACCCCTTCTTCGATCATCCTTTGGTAATCCTTTTGGATTGCAAGACTGGCTTGCTGGATATCCCAAGGGAGTTCTTCGCTCATGTTCATCGAGGTATTTCCAAGCTGCCTTTACGGATTGTGCCGTATCACCAAGCATTCCAATTGCACTGTTACAACGAGCGCACAGCAGTCCACGCACTACCTGAGTGGTGTGACAATGATCTATTTGCAGACGAGCGGGTGCCAAGCTGCATATCCCGCATCTCCCCTTGTGGATAGCCTGTAACTGCTTGTACTCGACTAGGGTAATTCGATACCGATTCCATAGGTTCCATATCTTTCTTTGTTCTTTGCTAGTGCGTGGCCGATGCGGGCTTGGCACTGGGATCACTGCCCGCTTGGCTGGGCCTCTGGTGGTGGCTCACTACCCGGTGGAGCGCCACCCTCTGGTGGTGCGCCCGGCGGCATCCCCGGTTGAGCGGGAGGTGGAGGAGGGGGGAGCATGTATGGGCTAGCATCGATGTCGAGTGAGATAGCCCAGTCCTTCATCAGCGCATTGAACGGGCCGACCATTCCAGATCCAGCTAGGCTACTGAGGATCGGGCCGAGGGTCTGCACTGCCATCTGCATCTGCTCGACGCGAGATGACTTGTTGGGCTTGCGTGCGCTGCCTGCCTCTACCCGATACAGCAGTTCGCGTGTCAGGCCAAACACATCCTTGCGCTGGATGAATTGCGCCCAACCAGATGCAGCAACCTTGCCAAGCACAGGAGCGATATCCTGTGGCTCAAGCAACCACCTCGCAGCAAGCGCCTCTCGTCGCGAGAGCAAGCTCATAGCGTCTTCGAGTTCGTTGCTCATGTTGTCCGGTCTGATCGAAATGTTCTCGTTCTTGATGTTCGCCTCTGCGGCTGATCTGAACATTCCCCTCGTTGTACCGTATGCCAGTTCTGACAGTCCGGTTCTTTGCGCAAACTGATCCAGCAAAGCTTCGATGATGTCCCACAAATCCTTGGTGACTTGCGGCATTTGAAACACAGAGACAACGTCTTCGATCCTGCGTCCCAGTAGCTCCGACAGTTCCAAGATCTTGAACCCACCCTCTGACGGTGCCAGTAGCTGATCCTTGATCGTTGCGTCTGCTGCTTTCTGAACGGCGACGATGGTTTCGCAGCTTGTTGCAATGCGTGTCGCAAGAAAGGAAAAGCACCAATTCAGCAGGCGAAGTTCACCAATAGCGGGGCGGATATGGGAAATGGGCCATGCGTACCCCGGCTTTCTGTGAAAGGCCAGCATGGTGAAAGGCCAGCCCTGTGGGTCAACGAAGAATGGGATCGGCCATGCGGCGCGAGTCAGGACGCTGGCAGGAAGGCCAGTCTGCGGATCGACCTCTTCCTGCATGACTTGTGGTGGCAGGTTCAAGGGGTAGTCCACGCCTTCACAGATGACTAGGTAGCAGTACTTGCCAGCAGGATCGAAGATGCCCTTGTTTTCTTTGGGTGAGTCCTTGAGCCTGTCGCCCATGCCTGTCTTCGACCAGATCTTGTAGTAGGTCACAAGCTGGTTGGTGGTGTCTTTCTTTTTCTTGCCCTGCGGTTCCTTCTGCAAACTGGTGGACTGTCCCTCAAGGTGCTTCCGCAGATCTTCGGTGGCAACCCCATAGGTGGAGGCTACTTCATCCATTGGGCGAACGCACTTGCGCGCACACCACTGCATGTCATCTTCGTTGTCGAAGTCTGGGTCAATGAGGAGATTGTCGATGGTGTCATAGAACGAACCCACCATCCGCATCGGCGGAACGTCGCCGCCACCAGATGTGTCAAGCGTCACAAGCTCAGTCCAGAACAGACCGGCACCTTTGATGATCGCTTCGTTGACAACCTTGCGGGCCTGACGCTTGAGATCGAGTTCGACAGGCGTCCAGTTGAGGTATGACTGCATGAGGTCGGCTGAGATCTGCCGCTGCTCACGCTCTGACTGCTCCTCCTTGACAGTAGCGATGATCTGCATCTGCTCTGGGCTAGGGGTGCCGTTAGGCCCAAGCGGCTGATCCAGACCTAGTCGAGTCAGGGGAACGTCTGGCGGCTGCATCACCGTGACAGTACGCACTGGATTACGATGGTAGATGACGCTGCCGAATATCTCTACGAGTTCAAAGACCTTGCAAAGAGTCATACGAAAGGAGGGAGGGGAGATCGAGGAGTTGTAGCCCCTGTCTCCACGCGCATACGAATCCTTCCACATCCAGTTCTGATCACCGTCATAGAACTGGCCCGCCTCTTTGGCATCGTCAGTAAACGGTTTCTTATACTTCTCTGCCGCCTTTAACTTCTTTACCCAAGTGCTGGCAATTTGGCGAAGAGGACTGCTACTTGGTAGGCTTTCTTGCACTTTGTGGCTCCGGTGTTAATTCGCGCAAGATCTTTGCGGAGGGAGAAAAATCCCACGCACCCAAATCCTGCCAGCCATTGTCATCCAGAAGCGAGGGATCGTCTCTGTGATGACAACTGTTATGCACCATCGCATATCCAGTCGGCGTGAACGTCAAAATGCTTATGGTCGAAGCACCGGGTTCCGCGATAACAAATCCGACTACAGGAGACAGAAAAGTCCTATAATCCTTTGAGAACAAGACAATATCCCCAATTGCGGGAACCGGCATCTTATAGTCACTCATCGTTCTTTCCTCCTGATGGGCCTAAGTGTACATACCCCGGCCCCCCTTCTCCTAGTCGCTTTTTCCTTTCACGCTGCCATTTCACCCACCAAGGATCAGGCCCAGCACCGCGAAGTGGGGGCTTGTGATAACGAGGTCGGTAGGCACACAGGTACTCTAGGCACTGACATAAATGCACCTCGCCCTTGGTGTTCGGCTTGTCTGTTACGATAGCTACCCCACTAAGGTAGTTCACTAGCTTGCGATAACGCTTCATCTCCCGCTCTAGGTCAGGGCAGGAGTTCCGCAGCACCCTAAGCATCGGAGTGCCTTGGGGGCGAATGTGCATCGCTGTACGGGTACTCTCAGTACGCGCTGAGATATCGTCACATCCCGCGAGGAAGCTGGAACCTGTGATCTCGCTCCTGATATCCCGCTTGACCAGTTGTTCGGTGTACTGCTCGACAGGGAGTCGGCCTGATCCAATGTCTCGTAACCGTCCACCGTGAGCATCGATGATGAACGCATGGAAATGCCAGTCCCGCACCCGCTTGGCAAACTCTTCCCCAAAGATACTGGCGTTGCACTGACGCAGGTAGAGTTGGTCATAGACCAGATGGAAGTCTTCGTTGGGTGGTACGGCGCACATTAGCACAGCGGTGACGGCATGGCCGGGATCGATCACTGCATACCGGCACCAACTGTGGGGGATCTGCCCGTCTGGTAGTTCTGACCGATCCATGCCGTGGATTCGCATATCAAAGTGTGGGTAGACCAGTACGCTGTCTGTGACGAAATCGCCCTCTGCCCGCATTCTAAGAACGTCTTCACCAATTGCTGACCAGCGGGTAATCGACTTAGCCTTCTCTTCGCTATCTAGGAACGGATTGTCCAAGAAGCGGAGCTTGAACTGTCTGATATCTGACTTATCTCCCAAGGCTTGTTCTGTTGCGTCTGCCCGCTCCTTGAGACCAAGTAAAGCATTATTCGCGGAATGTGGCATAGCACTCCAACAAAACTTACCTTTTCGATCCACGATGCGGGCTAGTAACTCTGGCACCCAATTTTCATTGTTTATATCTTCGTCGATATGTACCCTATCTACGGCGATACCCTGTACTGGCTCACCTTCTGACGAGAAGAAGTGGATCTCCCACCCTGTATGCAGCACCGCATGCTGCATGTAGTTGGCGCTCTTTAGCACCCAACTCTTGGACTTGACTAGCCGTGGCGGGATGAGCGGTGGTGCAGGGCGAGACTCCACCTTGCGATGCCCGTCTGTGTCTGGGTTGTATGCCCTCCACTCCTTGGTGACTTCGTCTTTGATAATACGAAAGGCACCCTTTTGGAAAAGGAGAGGTACACAGACTAAGCCGATGTGTTTCCAGTCCTTTCCAACCACCACAAGAATGCCCTCTGACGGGTACTTCCCGCTGGGGTCTTGGTTGGTTACAGCCCGTGCATCCTCCACAAAGGTACACAGACTCTTGCCAGATCGATTGCCACCGATGACTAGGACTTCACTGGCCTTCGTTAGATGGAATGCTTCCTGATTCGGGTTCGGTTTGTACAGGCGAAGCGACTCCACTTTTCTGTCGCGAATTTCGCTTTGGAGTTCTTTCAAGGAGTCTTTTTGATGTTGTGTTATCCCGGTCTGCTGCGGCAACTGGGGCGGAACGACTTTTGGGTGGCGGCGCGATCCGCTTGACTTCTTTGGCATTGATAGTAATTCCTTTAAATTGGGCAACCGCTTCGGCCATACGTTGGGTCAACTCTGTCTCTAGTTCGTCCTCGCTCCACAGTTGCAGAGGCTTCTTGGCACCACCGCTCTCGACGTTCTTGGTTACTAGCCTAGCCATTGTCTCAAGCAATCGACTGCGGGCAGAGCCACCAGCAGGGCTATCCCAGTACTGTTTTACCAGCACCCCAGAGAATCCCCCTACACCACCGAAATACTGGAATACCCGCTCTACTAACTCAGCGGTGTGCGGAATGTTACTCCCGCCGGTTTGGGTCTGGCGGATGAATACATCGACGCCAGCCTTCTCGACTCCCTCAAGCTCTCGCTTCCGCCTTTCGCTCTTCCTCTCCTCGCTTCGTCGCTTTGCCGCCTGCTTGCATAGCCGACACTCTTTGGTGAAGTAAGCCTTGTCACCGTCCACTCTCCAACGGAAGTGGGCTGCGTCAAGAGGCTTATCGGTGCCGCATATTTCGCAAGTTCGTGTTGCCATGCCACCAACTATAACAGCCTGCGGGTTTGACGCCGCAGGCTGTTATGTAAGATTTTTAATTGTACAAGCTCAAAGAACGTCGCTGTTGAGGTTGACTCGCGTCATACCCACAGAAGCACTGGTAGCAGCACCTTCGATGTTCTGGCCGAGGGCGATGCCAGTTGTCCAAGCAAGCACCGATCCCGCTGTCGCGGATGCCTGCACGGCAACACCGACACCGATGACCGCTGCGGTTCGCTTGACGCTGGTCGGGCCTTTGACCACTACCCAGACGATGTCGTTCGTGCGAACTGCACCGGACAGGTACTCGTCAAGCACTCCAACAGCAGCACTTTGAATGTGCGTAGCCGTTGTAAGCTGTGCCGTGATCTGCGTCAGCGGTGCAGCAAGGTCGAACAGGAAGGTCGTGCCAGCAATCGTTGTGCCATCAGCAACGTCTGCACCCTTGTAACGTGCTGCAATGCAGTACACAAGGCGATTGCTAAAGCGTTCGCCCATGCCCGTTGGCCGCACATCTTGGAAGCACTTGACCTGACCGACAACCTCGCCACCTGCCAGTGGCAGACCGGCCACTGTAAGGTCGATAGCCTCGCCACTCAGCAGCGTAGTACCACGACGAAAGAACGGATCTGAGAAAATGGAACTCATGTACAAGACTCCTTGAAGTGGTCTTAGTTAGACAACTGCCGTGACTGGGGCAAGTGAGAAAAACGAACGTGGCGACTTGAACTTGAAGTTACCAAGCGTACTACAGGCATAACGATATGATTGCGTTTCTTCCGCGAAAAATGGGCCTTCTGCGACCATCAACTGGTTTTCGAGGCAACGCAACTCCATGTTACCAATCGACATTCCGTATCCGCGTCCCGTTGGTACAGCGTATTCGGATGTGATCTCGCATCCATCGAGAGTCGTTACATCGGTGAAACCCATTGCCTTGAGGCCGCTTTCCTTGGAGATGGCAATCCGCTCCTTGTCGTTGTACTGGTTCAAGAACTGAACATACAACGCACGATCAAGCACTACCATGTCGATCTGTGCTTCTTTCGTGTCATTACGTTTGCAACCATGCACACCCTCGCGGATGGCTTGAATGCAATTCTTCTTCCAGTTACCAACAGCCGTTGTTTCGCTGTTAAAGGAAGTCGAATTGTAATTTATGATCAGGGGAGAATAGAAATCCGCCTCTGGGTCAGTCGGAACATTCGGCCAGATTCCCGTGCCAGTCCCGATCCTCCCACCACCGTAGTAACCAAGCTTGGTCGAGAGACCAGCGTAGTTATCATCGGGGTAACCGTAGCGGTCACCAGTGTTGGAAGTGGTACGAAGATCGAAGATGCCAGAGCCAGCTTCGTTGATCGTGCCGGTGTATGCCAAAAATGATTCCAACCCGTGAAAATCATTCTCCGAACCGCTGGCGTTACCATCGCGGTAAGGCTGATAAGACAAGTGCTGTTCAAGCGACTCTTGGAGACGCTCTGCCATCTTGCCCGCAACGTCAACAAGTGCCTGTTGACCGCGATTTTCCAGCATTTCCCGA